TCCGCTACTTCTATGGTCTCATAGTCGTCCGGATCCCAGGAGGCAAACTGGGGGTGTGAAGAGATAACCGCGATAAAGGTTTCATCCCCGGAGATGTCCGGGAATACGCTGTCATCAGCAACGGTTATAACGTCTTCCGTCTCATTTATGCTCCCAACAATGGTTGTTTTGGGCGAATAAGGCATCCCTTTGGGGATTCCCATTTATCCTCACCTCTTCTTATTAAGCAGCTCATGCACCGCCAGCGGCTCCTCTCCCACTTCAACAGCCCCGTTCGGATATATCCAGTTCAAGGTCTTGACATTCTTCCCGTTGACTGTCTCCTGCCAGCCGATGCAGTAAAGCCGGATGCGCCGGTGCGAATTTATCTCCTGAAAGACGCGGGAGAAGTATATCCAGCGGCGCCCCGGCTTCAAGTGCACCCGAATGGCGGGGAGGCGCTTGGTTTTCTTGGGCTCCAGCCCGATAAGGTCGGCCTGGTCCAGCCGGCTGCGGTGCTCTTCCAACCAGCCCTTCTCCCCGCCCAGGTTCACCGTCTCCACTTTCCCGTTGCTCCGGTAATAGAGAATATAATCCATGGTGTCCATTGTATTGGCCCTCCTTCTTTCTACATTTCGTCGTAGCTGTAATAATAGGTCTGCTGATCCCAGTTTCCGGGAGAGGCGTTATTGTCTACCTCCAGCTGTAGCACCAGAAACTCATCAATCAAACCGGTTGCGCTGTAAGAACCATCGTCCCACTCCAGCTTGTTCCCCGATGTGTAGGTAGTGACATCCTCAGTAGCCACACTGGACTCGCTGTCAGTCGGCGTGGCCCCGGTCTGTGTGGTGCCCACGTTGACCCCTGTTCCTGTGGGATAAGAGGATGGTCCCCAGAACTGAATGTTGGTAATCTCGTTATCCGGTGCAGTGTCCAGCTCCAGCTTGAGCCACTTCTCAAAACTGTAATTCTCCCCGCTGCCCGGAACCACTATGGGATTGTTCTGCCGGTTCGTCAGGTTGTTGACTGCATTATCCGCGCTTATAAAGTCAATCCCGTCCACCGGATCTGATTTGGTCCCGGCATCCGTCCCGGTAAACACTCTCAAAGAAACATCCGCTGCCATTTCCTCAACCTCCTCTTCTTCTCCAAATGCCTCAAACTCGTATTCCTCATAACTGCCCGCCAGCGTCTCCGCGGTGGACCCCGGCCAGCCCCTTATAACGCCGCCGGGATTGCCTGCTAGAACTCCTCCTCCAAACGTGCTAAAAGAGGTCTCGGAGCTGTGGACGATGAACAGCTCTATGTCGTTATCCTCAAAAACATTGTCATCCACTTCCTCCACCGCTCCGTGAAGCTCCACCACCTCCAAGCTGTTCTCTTGAAAAGCGTTGCGCCCGATATACTCCATGGACTCTGGAAAAGTAACCTTCGTTAAACCAGCATTGCGGAAGAACCCGCTAAAGGCATAAGGAATACGGGTAATCCCGGAAGCGATGGTCAGCCGGTCTTCCAAGCCACATCCCGCAAAGACATAGGATTCTGCACTGGTTATATCCACCCCCAGATGCACCCCTGTCCCGAAAGGGTTAAACTCAAAGGCGCGGCTACCAACAAAAAAATCATGCTCAAACGCAAAGTAATCCAGATTGTTATTCCCAAAAGCATATCTGCCTACCGAGCTCACCGTATCCGGAAGAGAAAGCGATGTCAGATCGTTAAGCCTGAAGGCGTGATCCTCTATTTCAAGCAGGCCATCAGGAAAAGAGATTGAGCTCAAACTGTTGTCCCGAAAAGCTGCCCCCTCGATCACAGTAACCGTGTCGGGAATGCTCACCTCGGTTAATCCCGCCATCCGCCCTATCTCTCGGGGAATAACCGTCAAGTTCTCACCGAAGGTCAGCCGGTCTCCGAGACTACAGAAAACAAAAGGGTATGCCCCTACCTCTGTAAGCTCTACCCCCACATGGACCCCGGTGCCGAAGGGGTTATCCTGAAAAGCCCCGATCCCAACAGAAAAGTCATGCTCAAACGCAAAATAATCCAGGCTGTTGTCCCGGAAAGCTCGATTGCCTATACCCTCCACGCTGGGGGGAAGGTAGAGGGAGGTCAAGCTGTTATCCCGGAAAGCGTCATTCTCTATAAAGACAAGAGAGAGAGGGAAGGTAACATCGGTCAGCTCTTTGCTCCTAAACGCATTAATCCCTATCCTGGTGACCGTTTTCTCCTCCAAGCTCCCGGGAATGGTAACAGAGGTATCTGCGCCAAGATAGTCTAATATACGGGCCTCATGCTCGTTTATGACCTCGTATTCGTAATCACCGTAGATAATTGACACTTATTCCACCTGCCTCACCAATTCAACCCTAATTCCTCCCCGACCCGGATCTTCTCCCGTCTTCTTGCTCTGAGCCTAAGGTTCCGCGCAGCTAAAGTTAAATCATTATAGAATTCTTCCAGAAGCATCTTAGCATACGCAGTCTCCGTATCTATCCCTTCACCGGTTCTAGACCAGTATTTATAAAGACAATACTTATGAAGAGAGAGGTGAAATATCTGGTGAACTTCCAACTCTACTTCTTCATCATTTACGGGGAGAAGGTCAGGGACCTTGTGGTAGTAGATATGATAGTCCCCTGAACGAGGTAAGATAAAAGTACCCTGTTCGGTTACCTCCCACTCATAAACAAAATTCCCGTCCCCGTCACGAACCTCCCAGATACGTAGACAGGCTTCAGGAAGATCGTACTCCTCCCCAGCCTCCACGTCGGGGAGATCCCAGTGTACGACTGGCCCGTAATACTTTGCGACCTCGAGTTGAGCTTCGTCTAACCAAGTTACGAACACATCACTGTGAATCTCCATACCACTTGCAAGATCAAGGTTTCCTAGAAACCTCTCCTTAATTTCCCTGACCCTCGTCATCTAGTCCCCCTCCCTCACCTAACTCTTGTGGGAGCATATCCCGCACGCTCTAGCAGGTCCACCACAGGGGAGGGGAGTTCTACCGGCACGTTTCTTTGAATCTGGAAGTTCCACCCATTAATTCCGACCACAACGTCCTGGATGTGCTTGTTGAGTTTGTCTACGGGAATCAGGACCTTTTCTTGGGGGTATTGACGGAGCTTCTCAGCCGTCTGTTTCCCCATCTGAGTTACCTGTTTCTCGATAGACTTTTCCATATTCTTAGGCACATCTTCTGTCATTACGGTATCGGGATCTCGTTCCTGGGTCATCCCCTCAACTACATCTCCCGAAGAAGAGCGGTCCAGATCCTCATTCTCATAACCATCTTCCAGTACTAGATCCTCCCCCGACTTCTTTTTACCCATCAAATTCGTCCCTCCCTAGTTAATTTTACCTCATAGTTCTCAACGATACCTCGTCCTCAGTAATAGCCTCTCCCGCTTCCTCAACAACAGGGTCTCCAGTACCAAGAGTGAGTGTAACGTCCGACGTGGTAATCTCTGGTGCAGCCCCTGAAGTACCACTCCCTTCCTCTACCCCGCCGTGAGTATGTTGAGACATCTCTGACTTAAGATCGTTGACCAAGTCCCTCAAACTCTCAAGATCCCCTACCAAATCATCTCCTCCATGGGCATGACCGCCTACAAGGCCCCTAATCTCGTTGAGCAGGTCTCTTATATCTCTTAGGTCGTCCACAAGATCATAAAGAACCGCCCAGAAAGAGCCACTATCAAAACCCTGAGCCATTTCCTTTTTAACCGTTGCCATAGAACTGAACCCCCTAAACAAGAATGGGGGGTAGTGTAGAAACTACCCCCTATCCCATTATTATTATACTAACTACAGTGCCCCTACGCTAGCTGCACTCTCTACCCGAAGTATGCAGAGTTCGTCCAGCCGAACAGTTGCCAACATAGCTTTCCAGCCAGCCGATGCTCTCTGATCCAAAGGATCGGCAGTACCCGCTGAACCCAGAGCCTTCACAATGGTTTCAGGTTTAGCGCTACCTGCGATGTCGGGAACCCCATAAGCATTGCTCCCGATAATGATAGTTCCGTATACATCCTCATCCCCGACCCCAGCCTCTTCCCAAATGGGGCACAGAGTAGTTTCAATGTACCTTACTCCGTAGAGCCTCCCGATCTCACCATCAAACAGGGCCTGAGTCCCAGCGTACTGGTTTGCGTTGATCCAAGCACTATCACCCATGATATCATAAGATACGTCCGGGTGAATGAACGCGATGTAATCTTTCCCCGAAGCAGGCTTTACGTTATTACGGGCCATTACCTGACGAATGCGCCGCATTGTCGCTCCATCCAAAATGTCGGCATCAGTAATATCACCTCGGTCCGGGCCACCACCTACATAATAAACGTTACTACCTGCTGCTACAACGTCCCGAACAACTACGTCCAAGGTCTCCCCCGCCTGCTCTCCCAAAAGCTCGATGGTCTCAGTGAGAAAAGGATCAATCCCCACCAAGTCCAACTTATCAGTAATCGTGACAAAGTCTCCGTACTGATCTACGGTAGCAGTCAGTGGTGTGATATCTACCTGCCGACCCGCGGGAGTAATACCTTCTTGCAGGGGCGTAGTCGCTCGGCCTAGTCGGTTGAACCGACGAAAGTTTATAGTATCCCCTTCGTTCTTGGGAATGCCCCGCTTCTGACCCCAATTCATAAATACTAAACTAGGTAGAAGTCTCTCAAGCAATGTCCTGTCATAAAATGTTTTCTGTTGCGTAGCATGCCCTGCATAAGTTTGCACTTATATCACCTCTCCAAACATCAAAGTTTTAATTAATAACTTACAGAGGACCGCCTCCACCAGAGGATGGCCACTCACCCTTATACGGATAATCCTTGTCGTGGTGATGACTAGCAGGGAACCGGTTAGGACCCACAGCCTCATAAACGATATCTGTGGGGGTTTCTGAGTTCTCCAGTCCTCCCCCTAAAGGAACGTTATCCAGATATATAATAAACCCGTCTGCCGTTGGGATGATGCAGGAAGGCTCAATAGCATAATCATCCCCCTCTCCATCGTATACAGCTATATGGGACGCAATGAATGCGTACCAATGCACTGTTCCCAAAACCCCGCCTTGGTATAAGAAGAAAAGCTTAATCCAAGCTGGGGCGAATCCTATTACGAACTGAACCTGGCTCGCTTCCTCGGGTACCTCTGAGCGGCCCGTAGAAATCTGACTAGTGTGAAGATTAAGTACTTGCTGAACTTCTGGCACTTACATCCACCTCCCTCTACCGAAATCACCAAAACCTTCTAAGACCAAGTGGGCCAACCATCAGCCTGTATCCCGCCGTCGTGCTCTACCGCGTCGGAACCCACAACCTCGAAAGCGATAAAGTCCACATCATCCCAGTCCCCGGACCAAATAGCGTCATCCATATCTAGGTTGAATCCCCTGTTCGTAGGAAAGAGTACAGTATCGTAAGTAGCGTACCCTGCTCCTCCCCCCAAATAATAGATCATTTGATCCGCCAGGTGGCTGTACCAATGAACCCGAGCTTTAATCCCATCATCCCCGGCAAGCCACATCTTAACCCAGGATGGGGTAAAACCGAGTGTGTCAATGGAGATTATCCCGGTCACATCATTGACATCTATCCACCCGTGTACGATCTGACTGGTATGAAGATTAACTACACGTTTAATATCCGGCATTTAGTACTCACACCTCCTCTAACTCTTCTTCAGTTTACCTTGAAGTGCTTGCTCCTTTAGTTTCCCGAACTGATCTGCAGACAAATCCCAGATATCCGGCTTCTTAGTAGATTTGCCTTTAGTACGAGGAACCGCGCCTTTTCCTCGATCAGCTACGCCTTTAAGAGTTTCTTGTTCCACTTTTCTGGGAATAGTTCCATCCATTACTTCCTGTGCAACGTAATGATTATAAGCTTCCTTCCACGGAAGCACAATCCCATACCGAGATTTATAATCTTTACGTATCTTAGTTAACGCTTTGTCGTTAAAATCTGGAAGCAATGGATTGTCTTCTCGCTGACGCTCAATCTCGTTCTTGGCTTCACTCTTGGAAGCCGTATCCTCCAAATTGTGAAGATAGTCTTGCTGCTTCAGAATCTGATCTCGCTGTTGATAGATCGCCATCTGCTGATGGTAAAGAATCTCCACAGCCTCCGGAGAAAGATTGAGCTGCTCAGCTAACTCGTCAATCTGTTCTTTAGTAAGTGGTTTTATGGGTTGCTGCTGTTGTTGCTGCGGCTCCCCAGGAACGGGAGTTGCCCCTTCATGAGTTTCAGGCGGTGGGCCATACTTCTCTTCGAACTCCCTTCTGATTTTTTCCTCCGCTGCGGACAACCTTTTTGCGAAAGCTGCCTCGATCTTTTCATCGAACACAGGCTCTTCCTTCGCAGCGGCCTCCCCTTCTACTGGTGCGGCTGGTTCTTCCACTACCCCTTCTTCCGGCACGGCGGCTGCCGGTTCTTCAACGCCCGTTTCTTCATCTGGAACGAAGAGGTTGTCTAGGTCCAATTCTTCCAATCCTTCTTCTTCTCTACGTTCTTCTTCCTTTGGCATACTACTTACCTCCTTAAAATGTGTTAGGCGGCGGCCCTAACGAATCGACGCCCGAACTTAATACCCTGGTGGGGGCTGCGGTGGCCCCATCCCAGCTCCAGGACCTCCAGGGGGTGGACCAGGAACGCCCTCAGGTGGGGGTTGCTGCGGCATACCTGCGGGACCAGGAGGCATACCTCCCGGAGCCATTCCCATATCCGGTGGTGGGGGAGCTCCCTCCTCCGGACCCGGAGCATGAGATACGTAGGAATTTATCATAGCTTGGATCTCCGCTAACTCTTCCTCACTCTCAACTTTAGCGAGACCCCTCACTAACCTGACTAGTTCCTCAATCGCCTCTCCAGAAAGAGGAACGCCCATCTCGTTAGATTGCTGCAGCATCTGGTTAACAAATTCCGCCACAAGCCGTCCTTTGCGTTCGTCCATCTTTTCCATCATGTCTTTCTTAACTTCTTCTCTCTTATGCAATATCTTCTCGGACATCGGGAATACGTCCGCCGGTATAAGCTCCAGATACTCCTCTACGTCGATCACACCTAGTTCCAGAGCCCGGTCCAGATGAGCCGTTACCATAGACTTCCCGAAGGGAGAAGCGGGACTAGCCTGTACCCGTACTTCAAATTCCATATCGACATAGTCTGTACCTTTAAACCACACAAAACCTTTTAAACCTTTAGAGCCTAGAACACGAATCAGTCTCTCCTCGGTATAAAATTCCTTCCACATACCTAACCAGATAGATCCTATCTCTCGAACCATCCGGTGGAGCCTTTTCTGTATACCTCTGATCCTGATCCCCGCCGCTTCCTGAAGCGCGAGAATCGCGGAAGCATTCAACCTAGCCCCCGGAGCTTTCCCGCTCCAAGCCTCATGAGTACCTGCCGTATCCTTCATGTTCTCCGTGTTTACCTGACGGAGCTGAGGAATATGTCCGGCAGGGGTAGGCGGTTGTATGAAGTCAACCCCCCAGTGTCCCGGGGGAGATTCGTCTGGGATCTGCTCACCGCCGGGCCCCACAGGTAAATCTTCCTTCCTGACGAAGCCGGGTTTGTATACCCAGTTGGGAAGCCCGTTCTGGTAAGCTGAGAGCAGGGCGATACCTGCTAGCCTGTTCTCCTCTTTCTGGTTATTAATAAGATCGACACTCTCGGGTTTACCGAAGAATGACTTCCTCCTCGGCTTCCATTGAAAGTGTGCGAAAGGATAAAGACCAGACTCATACATATCTTCTTCTTTACGAAGTACCATGTCCTGTGCAACTACCGTATATTTAATAGCCTTTTTAAGCGACCCTCCCTCGCTCTTAACTACCTTCTCCCAACAGTGGAAAATGTCAATACTGTCAAACTCGGTTTGCTCCGTAGTCTGCGCATCATATATCTCCCTGTCCGACCGAGTGGTCTCTTCCAACGCGTCCACAATGTCGTCCCCTGCTGCCTCCCTATAAGCCTCCCTCACGAAGTCCAACGGAAGATTCTCAGCTAACATAACGTAAGGCTGGGTCTGCATCCTATTATCGTAAGGGTTACCAGGGAAGAAGTCCACAGGATCAATAACTTCCGCCGAGACCTCTCCGATATATACGGAGTTCTTACCCCCTCCGATTACCGTGTCGTCCCAAGGACAAAACATAATACCATTACCTAAGAGCCCCGCACTCCAAGCACTTTCCTCGATCAGGTCGTCCATTTCCAGCTTCTCCCACAAATGCTTGGCTACGTGTGATAGGGCCTCAGCCGCGTCAATACCCGTAATTACATCTACCTCAGGTTCTTCCTCGGTAAAGTCTTCCTCGTCCTCCCCAAACTCGTCCTCCCGTGCTCCCACACCTAATGCATCCTTTAAAGGGATAAGGTCCCTCGGAGGGAGTATCTCCGTGTCCACAGGCTCGAAGTAGAGCGTAGGGGGGTCATAAGTAACACCAGACACCTTCTGCTCAATTATAGATGCAAACTGGTTGTTGGAAGGCCTCGGGAAGTTTACTGTCTTCTCCGTTACCGCAGGCCACTGGTCGTTGTTCCAGAATCTCTCATACTCCGGCCAACTCTCATAGTATCCCTGAGCCCGCTTATACGCTACCCCGGAGTTATACCTTTTCATTATAGTCTCCGCTAACTTTTTGTCCGCCTCGTCGATCTCAGGGATAGGTCGCTGCTGCTCCTTCTCTTCCTGCTCCTTATTCCTCGTCATCTCTTACCCCCCTCTCTCTTCCAAACAACCATTCTTTATGTACCTGAGTGAACCCCCTAACTACCTCGTCCTCTGACCGCTCCGGCACGTCCGGAGTCTTCTTAGGAAGCCTCAGCCCCCGTTTACGCGGACGCTCACTAGGCTCCCTACGATCAACCAAGAGCCCCCCGACCACAGCCCCTA